AGCGGTACTCTTGATGTCACTGGAGAAACATTTTTACAAAGCGATCTCTACGTTGGTCAAACTGGCTATATAACTGGAGACTTAAATGTCAGTGGCGCTGGTAGATATGGAGATGATGTCTTACTGGAAAATAGTCAAAGCGGGCTCGCTATAGCAGCAATAAACGGAGTCGGCACAGGTATAAGGATTAATGATTGGATTATTGAGCACGATATCATACAGCCAGATACTGTTAATAAATCATTTAGCGAATTATTGGTAAATGGTCCAAACGCTAGTGATATTATATCAATGAATGCAAGCGTATATAGAAATGCAGATAGTATAGCGTATTCTGTTTACTCTGTAGCTAATCCTTCTCAGTCTCCTGATGGCCCAGGATACAATTTTGAGATATCTTATAGTGGTACAACTGTTAAAGTAGTGGATCTAGACGATGCTTTAGAAATATCTGATAAAGTTTATGTAGATATAAAATATAAAGTTATTTAGAAATCAATTTTAAAGTTTTTAGTATCTATTGTTTTTTTATCTAAGTGATGTTTTGTGCCGTTTCGTTTTTTTGCATAATCCTTGAAGTATTTCTGCTTAACTGGATCAACTCCTCCGTTTTGATCTGCTCTTTTTGCTGAAAGTTCTGCACTAGCATCCATCATATCTCCGATAGTGCCTTTTTTGTTTTTTGTTTTATTTACAAAATCATTATTGTCCCAAGGGTTTATGGGTGCCTCAGTATTTAAGTTCGGAGAGTGGTATACTCGCTGCCATTTAACGCCGTCAATTTCTAACATTTTTTCTTCGTCCATATGAAAAAAGGCTTCTTTGTACTTTTCTTTTTTAGGGTGCTTGAATAAGTAAATGGGCATTACATTATAGAATTAAGTAAAATGTCAACTGTATTTGAGTATGTAAATTTATTCGCTGTATCTAAGCCCTTTTCATTTTTTTGTTTAGCAAGCGACTCAGCCTTCTCGAAAGCTTCATTTATAGCATCCTGTTCAAAAAGATTTATTGAGCCTTGATTATATGGGGCTCCTTTGTTAAAGAATTGCCCATCATGAGCGAGAGCTTTATTGGACGGCTCGACAATAATTGCGTTTTCTGAGTTAGCCCAATCCTTGTGACTAGTGTGATTTAAAACTAAACTCCACTTTCCTAGACATGTAGAATTAAACGCAGGAAGATTCCATCCTTCTGCTCCACTCATCCCTGATAAATCTACATCAATTGCATTGAGGAAATCATTAACTTCTGAATTAGTTTTTAATCTAGGTAAAAAAGAAATGTTTGAAAAAGTTTTCCCGCCAAAAAGAATATTCAATCTTTGATTAAGTTCGCCCTTCTTGAAGAATGGATTTTCGATTACACAAGTTAGTCTGAATTTATTATTATCTCCATATTTATCTGCCCAAGCTTTCAATATTAAATCGTGATTTTTTCTTTTTTCATATTTACCCATTAATCCAAAATGAATTATATCATCAGATAGATATTGTTTATCTGTTACGCAAAAGTCTTCATCGAAGCCCATTGGGCAAAAAGATATGTTTTTACATGAATCTTTAAAACAATCAACAGCGTGAGAAGAACTAAAAAACACATGGTCTTGAAAATTTACCAAGGTTTTTTCTTGCTCTGTAGGCTCATCTGTTTCATAAAAAGTTAATAAATTTTGATTTTTGGAGATTCTGTTTTCAGAGCCGTTAATATGCCAAAGTGATAATGTAGGTAAATCTTTATCTAGCTTTGAGTATCTATTATTAATGGACTCCTGCACCCAATTTTTAAGTTCCTCCTCCATTTTATCGAAAGCAGAGATATCTACATTACCATGCGGGAATATTTTAGTATCAATATTTTTTTTATGCAATTGCCTTATTATATTGTAGGCTACATTTCCAAATGAAAGTGAATTAATTGGGCATTTTAAAATTAAACTCATATTTATTATAAACTATCTATTACATTATTCAATAGCTTTTTTTATGTAAATGACCTTTTGCTAACATAATTTCATTTATGCTATTATTTTTATTTTTATCTGTATAGAGAATTCCAAGGACTCTGCCAAATTTACCACAGCCAAAAGATTCTAGGTAAATTTCATTATTCAATGAAATGATATTTTTTAAAAAATCTTTAGATTTTAAACCTAGCTCTTTTTCTTCTTTATTCCTAGTTCTTGTTTCTGGTGCATTCACTCCAAAAAAGCGAATTCTTTTTTCTACGAAAGTATTAAATCCTAGGTCTATTACCGCATCTACAGTGTCTCCGTCAAGAACTTTAATTATTGATTTTATTTTATAGTAATACATCAAAAAGGTATATCTTCCATTTGAGCATAATCTTCTGCGTCATCTTCAATAAATACTGATTCATCTTTAGGTTTTTCTACTTTTAATGTACTAGGTTTAGCTTGTGTATTGTCAGCTAATTCGTATTTAAGTAATTTTATATAATCTACTAAGCAGTATAATCTTGAGCGAGTTTGATTATCTTTAGTTTTCCAAGAGTTGTATCTCATTTTACCATCAATTAATACAGGCTTACCTTTCTTGAGTTGAGGAAAGCAGTATTCCGCTTTCTTGCCCCAAACTTCAGCATCTATATATGTAACGGTATCCATTTCGTTAACCGCAAGAGTAAAATTTACTACTAACATATCATTTTTAACTTTCTTAGCTACGGCATCTTTTGTCAAATTACCCATTCCTGTATATCTATTCATTTACTTTTACTATTCTCCTTAATTCTTTAATTGTTTTTTTATGAAGGTTAATGCAACCTTGTATTGACATTCCTATTTCTTTATGTATCAATCGCCATGGTTTTATTTTATTATCTTTATAGGAAAAGTATCTTAGATCAAAAATTTTCTTAACTCTTTGATCTTTATGATTTTCTAAGTATTCATTAATTCTTTTAAATAACTCCTTGCTATCAGATTTAATTATATTTGACACATGCTCTTCTTCGCTCAAGAATGAAATCCAATCTAATTTCATTTCTTCACAATTTACTTCAGGTTTCTTTTTGTTTTTGTTGTATGTGTTTAAGCATAAATATTTAGCTTGATTACCTAAGTGTGTTACAAATTTTACGTTTTTTGAGAAATCGAAACTCTTAATAGCTTTATAAATTTGATAGTTTTTTTCCGAAAGTAAATCATCCCTGTTTGAGTATTCACTATTCTCTGGTACGTAATGCTTAACCATTTCTATAAAGATTCCAGAGTGCTTATCTATTATTTTAGATAGGTTTGATTCTACGTTTTTCTCTTCTTGTATTTCTTTAATAACTGAATCTTCTTCAATCATAATCCTGTACTACCAAAACCCCCCATGTTTCTTTCTGTTTTTTTCTTATTATCATTCATACCTTCAATTTTTATTAAATTATGTTTCGAGAATATTACTTGCCCTATCTTGTCGCCCTTTTGGTATATTTTTTCTTCGTTTATACTTGTTAAACTAACTAAAACACCATCATCATTTTTTATTGTATGAATGTCTTCTGGTTGATATATGTATTTAAATCTTAATTTAATTGAGTCTCTATAACCAGAGTCTATTACTCCAACACTATTACATAATAATAGATTATACCTACTGACACTAGACCTAGGGAATACATTGGCGTAGAACTCATACTCTCCCCATGCATCTTGAAAGTCAAATTCTACTGCAGTATCATATTCTATATAAGATATGCTTTTATATAGATTTGCCATCCATAGGTCTCCTGTTATTTTAGGTTGGCTCGCTGCGATTATATCATATCCAGCATCTCCATGATTTTGGGGAGCTACAATATTGTGAGAATTGTTGATTTTAAGATTCATTTTGAATTTGATTTATGATTTGGTCAAGATCCTTAGATAGATCATGAAGACCTGCGTTTGATAAAATTTTAGGAGAATAACAAAATGAACATATATCCATATTTTGATCACTTTTTGAAAATTCTGATAAATTTGTAACCATAATTGTTGGAGATATTTTCATGTCCAAATCTTTATTATATATTTCAGTTACAGCTTTAGTTGCAGCCTCCACTTCACTTTCTGACTTAACTACAGACTCCCAGTTTGCCGAACTTACTAAATATAGTTTTTTGCGTTTTTCTTTTTCTGAATTTCTAAATGTCATGATTAAATCATATACGAAAATTAACTCCAAGTCAATACTAAATAATTTTATATATATTGGTTATTCGAAGTTATGCAATACAATATATTATTTATATTATATACTACGGTATAGATTATATATAGTCATTATAAAAAATCAAGAAAAAAAATAAATTTGAAAAAATAATAAAGAATTACAAAATATATTGTATGAACTACAAAAGATTATCCTCGCAGAATCACCCAATAGACATTTCATTTCAAACAGTTAAAACAGTATATTCGAGCAATAATACTCCTAAAATAGAAATTTTAAAAATCAAAGATAATGGTTTATGCTTGACAATGGAAGACGATATTCAATTCTTGGAATCTCAGCATGAAACTTACCACGAAGTTTTTGCTCACACACCTTGCAGGTATTCGGAAAAGATCGAAGACATACTAATTCTTGGAGGTGGAGATGGAGGGGTCGCTACAGAAATATTAAAATACCCATCAGTTCAAACGATTACCATTGTAGACTTATCGAAAGATGTGGTCGATTTATGCTTGAAATATTTTCCTGAAATTTCAAATGGCTTACTAGATTCCAGAACGGAAATAATTTACGATAATGCTTGTTCATGGATTAAGGATCAAAAAAAACAATATGACTTAATTTATATAGATACGACGGATTTTAACTTTAAGCACGAAAATGAAAATACAATACTAGATCCGTCTTGTGCTGAGTCAAAGAAGATGAACTTAAGAGATTCCAATAATGTATTCAGCTGTATTAAAAACTTAAAAGAGAACGGTGTATTGACATTCAATCATGATTTCTGTGGTCTGGATGCTCACTCAATTTATGTAAAAGAAAACTTCCTCAGGCAAAAGTTTAAAGACACGTTACCATTTACCTCAAATATACCATACTTCCCAGGGAACCAATACTGCTTCATAATGTGCAGTTTAAAAGAACTCAAAAAATTCAACCAATTAGATTTTTCAATAAACGACATAGATACAAGGATTTATAATCGAAATTCGCATCTAGCATCTCTTTTCATTAGTAAAGAGTACGAAGATTTATTCCCTGGCTTACAGATGAATATAGAAAAATGTTAACAACTTCTTAACTTATTTATTGACTTAAGCAGAATTAGCTGTTAGAATTATTTCTAATTTGAAAAGAAAAATCGAAAACAATCGTGTAAAATAATATTCATGGAAATAAAGGTTAAGAAAAGAAACGGAAGACTTGAAAATTTTGAAGTAGAAAAAATTAATGCAAGCGCAGAGAGAGCATGTAAAGATATATCAGATGTATCTCCTAGCGAAATCATACTAGATGCACAATTGCAATTATATGATAAAATTACAACAAAAGAGATAGATCAAGCTTTAATTCTATCCGCTAGAGAGAAGATAGAGAAAGAGCCTAATTACTCATTCGCAGCCGCACAACTACTATTAAACAATGTGTACAAAGAAGTCTTCAAAGAGGGCGTGGATTCAGACACCTTTAAACTCCAATACAGGAAAAACTTTATACAAAATATTAAAAAATTAGTCAAGCTTGATAGGTTGGATAAAAGATTGTTAGATTTTGACTTAATCAAACTATCAGAAGCTATTAAAATAAGTAGAGATAAAAAATTCAAATACTTAGGGATTCAAATACTGACCGACAGATATTTCATTAGAGAGGATAAGAAAATAATGGAAGCTCCTCAAAGTTTTTGGATGAGAGTTTCAATGGGTCTAGCTATAAATGAACAAGATAAAAACGAAAAAGCTATTGAGTTCTATAATTTAATCAGCAGCATGCTGTATACCCCCTCAACCCCAACTTTATTCAACAGTGGCACAACTCACTCCCAACTTAGCTCTTGTTATCTTAATACTTTTGATGACAGTATTGACGGTATTTTTGACGGCGCTTGGCAAGAAGCTCGTAAGTCAAAATACGCTGGTGGTCTTGGTCTTGATGTTACCCCTTTTCGTTCTACAGGCTCTCATATTCAGGGAACTAACGGTATCTCTAGTGGGCTTGTGCCTTGGCTTAAAATATATAACGATCTTCTAGTCGCTGTCAACCAAGGAGGCAAGAGGCCAGGTGCAGGATGTGCTTACCTAGAGCCTTGGCACCTAGACTTCGAAGATTTTCTAAATTTAAGAAGGAATACTGGAGATGATAGATTGCGTTGCCATGATATGAATACAGCATCCTGGGTTCCTGATGAATTTATGCGTAGAGTCCAAAATGAAAAATCTTGGTACTTTTTTGACCCCAGAGACACAGTCGATGAAGAAGGTAAAACTTTACACGATCACTTTGGCCGAGGCTTCGATGATCGCTATAATAAACTATGCAAACAAGCGGATGAAGGCTTGATTAAAAATTATAGAGTTATCCCCGCAAAAGAATTATGGAAAAAAATGCTTAAAGTTTTATTTGAAACATCTCATCCATGGAATACATTTAAAGACCCATGCAACATTCGGTATACAAATCAGCATGAAGGAGCAGTAAGAAGTTCTAACTTATGTACTGAAATTACCTTGCACACCAAATCCTCGAAATACAAAAGTGGGCAAAAAACTGAAGTCGGTGAAACTGCAGTTTGTAATTTAGGCTCAGTTAATTTAACCAACCACTTAATTGAGAAAACAAACCACGGTTCTTCAAGTTACACAATTGATTACAAAAAGCTGGAATCGACTATTCATACCGCGATTAGAATTTTAGATAATGTAATTGATATAAACTTTTATCCCACTAAAGAAGCAGAGAACTCTAATCTCAGACATCGGCCAATCGGATTAGGCATGATGGGATTACATGATATACTCCACGCCCTTAACATTCAAATTGACAGTGATGAAGCTGTTAAATTTAACGATAAATTATTCGAGTTCTACTCCTGCCATGCTATTTATGCTAGCTCAAAATTAGCAAAAGAAAAAGGTTCCTATAAAACTTATGAAGGTTCATTATGGAGTCAAAATATTCTGCCGATAGATTCTTTTAATAATTTAATGGAATACAGGAAGAGTAGCAAAAAGGGCTCTGAAACAATTAAGGATTGGGAAAAAGTTAGGAAGCATATCGCTGAATTTGGAATGAGAAATTCAAACGTTATGGCTATAGCTCCAACAGCAACAATTGGTTATATTAATGGAATTGAGCAAAGTATCGAACCTAATTTTTCAGTACTCTTTGTTTATGAAAATAAAAGTGGAAACTTTTATATAACTAATCCTCATTTTGTTAAAGACATGAAGGATAGAGATCTCTGGTCTCCAGAAATATCTACGTTAGTTAAAAATGTAGATGGCGATCTTTCCTTATTAAACGGATCAATTCCCGAAGATCTAAAAGATAAATACAAAACCGCCTTCGATAGAGATATGATTAAATTAATCGACTGTAATTCTGTTCGTCAAAAATGGATAGATCAAGCAGTAAGCTTTAATTTATACAATAAAACTACATCCCTTAAGTATTTAAATGATATATATATGGCTTCTTGGGAAGCTGGACTTAAAACAACATATTACTTAAGAAATAGGGCCGCAAGTAAAGTTGAAAAATCAACAGAGGAATCGAAAGAAGCATCAGCATGTAGTATTGAAGCAATGAAAAATGGTGAAGCTTGTGAAAGCTGCCAATAATGATTCGTCGCAAAGCTGCAGGAGTTGGCATAACTCACAATGGAAATGTTCTTTTAGCTAAAAGAATAAAGTACTATGAAGGGCAAAAAGTTTCTTTCGGTGGTTATTGGTCTATATTTAGTGGCAGCATAGAAGGCTCAGAGAAGCCAAGTGAGTGTGCTGCCAGAGAATTATGGGAAGAGGCTCAGATTAAGGTTCGCGCAAAAGATTTAAATTTTGTTAATACAATTAAAAGAAAAAATTTAGACTTAGATGTTTTCTTTATTGAATCTAATGATATGATTTTTCCCACATTAAACGAAGAACATACGGAGTTTGGGTGGTTTGTCATCGAAGACTTAAAGAGCTTCCCCTATAAATTAGATAAAGAAATGCTTTATTCAATTAATTATTGGCATAGTAAATGCAAATAGTATATTAGGTTGCTCAATTAAGAGGGCCTCGAGTGCCAAAAGGTCTCGAATAATAAAAGGAATAAAAAATATGTCACAGTTAAATAAAGGAATGGGTAGCTCCTTAACGAACCCGATAACTAGAGAAGAAATATTCAGTCCGATAGAGTCTTTCTTGGATTCTTTCTTTAATGATTCGCTTTCAGCTCTATCAACTTCGTCAGGTATTTCTGTATACGATAAATACAGTTACCCTAAAGTTGATATTATACAGAATGAAAAAGATATGTTAATCGAAGCAGAAATCCCTGGGTTATCTAAAGAAGATGTATCGGTTGAGTTAGAGAAGAATATCCTAACGATATCAGGCGTATCCAGAAAAGATAAGTCCTCAGATAAATCAAACTACATACGTAGAGAGATAAAACGTTCTTCTTTTAAAAGATCATTCACAATATCCGACTCTTTAAATAAAGAAAAAATTAAAGCTGATTTTAAAGATGGAATATTAAATATTACTATACCTAAAAATAAACCAGATTCTGTAAAAAAATTAAAAATATTATAAATTTAAATTGACTTTTTATTACCTTCATGTTACTCTTATAATATGAAGTTAATTAATATATTATTATTTTTTCTTACAGCTCAGCTAGTATTTAGCTTCGCTCCTGAATCATTAAATGGGTCTAAATTTCAAGTTAAAGGTGCTTATACCTTTATGCATATTTTACATCCAGATTATTATGATGTAATGACAGAAGGTGTAGATTTTGAATACTCAGTAAAATTTGATGATAAAAAATTATCCCTAATAATACCAAATTCATTAACTTATACATATGATTATAATTATGAAAAACAAAGTAATACGTCCGCCTCCATTACCATTCACACCACTTATGACACACTAATTGAAGGGGTATTTGCCTTTAGCAGTAAAACAGAAGGCTCTTTTTCTTATACAGAATTTTTTATATCAAGAGAAGTCGCGGCTAGTTCTGACTCTCAGTTTACTTTTTCGCAACCATTAGACACAAACAACCCCAATAACTGGTATCTCTTAGGAAATTACTGGCATCAACCTTCATCCAATAAGTATGTACATAAAAATACATTTTTAAATGGAGATGGATATGTAGAGCCAAATGAAAGAAAAATAATAAATGACACTACTGTCCCCGCAGATCATTTAAGATGGTATAAGTTTGCCAATAAATACTACTGGCAACAAGCAAATGATATATACCTAACAATAGAGGATTACACTCAAGGTAACTTTGATAATGTATTTAAAATGTCTCATGAAGAAGTGAATGCCATTTTAAATAAAGATAGCTCTTGGTATAAATTTGGGAACGAATATTATAATCCAAAATTAAATGTAAGAGTATATCAAAATGAAGTTGATTCTTCTGATTATGCAGACTCTATTAAGACATACTTCAGTAATGAAATACGATCACCATACTACGGGTATAAGTCGCAAAACAAAAATCAAGAAGTAATTGCTGACCCAAAGTATACTCCAGTAGAAAAAAAACTAGGATTTTTCTTGAGCGACGGATGGATTTATTCCCCTAAGCATGGTTGGATTTTTACTAATTCTCAAATTTACCCATACTTTTGGTTAAATAAGACTCAATCATGGTATTGCTATAAGACTGGAGAAGGATCTTCAATGGTTTACGACTACAAACTGAATAATTGGATTCTAGATTTTTAAGTGTATAATTAACCACCGAGGTTAATTATTGTGAAAGAATGGGGAACACTTATATTTAATTTATCAATTTTTTTAATATCTTTATTAATTTATTACATTCTTATTATAGGTATTTGTATTTTAGTAAAAGAAATCAACAGTCTCTTCTCATAAAGTGTAATATTCTATATGAGTATTGTGAGATTTAGCGACTTACCACAAAAAAATAATCCAGATACAGGGGATTTTATAGTTGGTCACGAAAATACATCTTTTGTTGATGAAAAAAAATATTCTATAAAAGATATTTTTTCTTTATACTCTGCCTTAGATCAGGAAGTCTCTGGCAAAAGAATTTTTCACGACATAGAGTATGCAGGAGGATTAACAATTGATGATATTTCTGGGATAGATAAACAAGTTTCATCAGTAATTAAAAGAAACCCTATAGAATTTATAGGCAGCCCTGGAGACCACTCCACTCCCAGAGCATGGATAAACGAGATACACTACGACAATAGATGTATAGATGTCAAGGAGTTCGTTGAAGTTTGTGGTCACACAGGAGTAGATCCAAAAAGGCTTACAATTATACATTATAACTCCGATGGATATATGCATCGGTTACCTGATTTTTGCGAAAAAGATGGTTGTCTAGAACCACAACCTTTAACGTATACATTAACAGGGGACGTATTTTCAAATCAAGTAGGCGATTTTGGTTTCGAAATAGCTCCAATGATCGGCCTATCAAATGACAAGGATTACGGATTTGCATTAGTATATGACTATGAACAGTCTGGAGAAAAAGTCATACAACTAATTAGTTACGAAGGTAGTGGGCACCAATTATCATTTGTAGGAAAAGAAGGTCCAGCCTCAGGATTAAGATCGCATGATATAATTGTAAATCAAGATCCAGACATGCAAGAAATTTTGTGTGAAGATTTAAGGACACTACAATTATTTGGAACAGGTAACAGATATTCTGACTTCGAATGGAGATTCCCTACTTTAGATCAAACTGAAACTAGTGGCTACTTAAACCATGACCAAGGATTTAAATTTGTGGATGGCGATGTAGATAAAACTCCTTTAGAATCAAGATTAGGAGTAAACACAAAACATCCACTAGATACACTACATGTAAAAGGAGGTATAACTGCAGAAGGTAATTTATTAATTTACGGTCCAGACTCTGGTCATTATGGAGAGCATAGAAATACAATCGTTCGAATAGAAAATCTTCCATCTGAATTAGACTTTCATGATATACCGCCAAATACTTTATACCGAAGCGGGCACCATTTAATGGTAAAACCAACAGACTTAAGAGATTAATTATGGGCCCAATATTAAATACTATATTAGGAGCAGGAATTAAACTGGGAGTCAACCTAATTAATGCGTGGTTAATGCAAAAACAACAAGCTCAGTTATTAATGGCGGCTAGAGACAAATCAATGATAGACGCTTTATTAAAAAATCAATCAGAACAAGCTAAAGACCCTTTTGTAAAAATAACCCGAAGAATATTATTCATGAGTATTACTTTTACAATGTGCTTCTTAATGATATATTATGCATTTAATCCAGACATATCATATGATGTAATTGTGCCAAAAGGCGAAGGTGCTAGATGGGGAATATTTTCGTGGATATTTGGAGGCAAAGAGTGGGAATTGGTTGAGATGACAGGAGGCCTACTATTAAGCTCTTTCTTTGATCTTTGTTTTATGGTGGTCGGTTTTTATGCAGTACCTAGTAAAATGAGATGAAGTATTTACTAACAATAACTTTACTATTATCATCTTGTTTTTCTGCTAATATAAAAAACAGTAAAAAATACATTCAAGATCAAAATATAGCTATAGATACAATTGATACAAATAGAGACGGCAATATATCTATATCAGAAATAAATTCATTTAAATCAAATTCAAATAAAACAGAAACAAAAAAAACGACACCATTTAAAATTTTTATTATCTTAATAAGTTCAGTACTACTTATATCAACAAGCCCCTATTTACTAAATATAATTCAAAATAAAAATGTCTCTAAGAATAAACAGAAGGAATAATTTTTTAGAGATTAAAGAAGGCTCTAATTTAAAAATATTTAAAGCTCTACCTAAATATTTAAAAAGTGAAATACCTGATCATGACTTCCCTTACCACTTAGGTTATTGCGGCGACACAAACTATGGGCTATACTCAGAACCATCACTTCACCATAATCAAGACACATCCTTTTTAACAAGTTCAGCTGTAAAATTTGACGGCAATGAGTTCCTGGAAACTAATGAGATTAGCTTAACTAATAAAAATAATTTTTCAATTTCTACCTGGATAAAAACAAGCTCAAATCTCGAAGAAGTTTTAATTACGGATATGAGTTACCAGAATAGCGGCTCCTTTCAATTAAAATCCAATAATCAAAATAATAGACCAGAATTTTCTGTATTTGATGGTGTTAGCTTTATCTCCGTTACAGGTCATTCAGGCATAAATGATAATGACTGGCACTTTTTAAACGTAAATTTTTCATGCGATCAGGCTACTAAAAATTCTAGCATAGAAATGTATATCGACTCAGAACTTCAAAATTCAAAAAGTATAACGGGGTTTATAGATTTAGAAAACATAACAGCTAGCGGGTCTTTTAGCTCGAGAGAAAATGAGCTATATAAACTTTTTGACAAAAATAATTCGACTTATATAGAAATGTCTGGAAGCCAAGAAGAATCTGATTTTTATTTTGCAAACCCAATAACAGGCGGGATAGATAAAATTAGATACAGAGCTATAAATGATAGCGCTGCTTATGGCGAAGTTAAAGCCTCACTAATACTAAAAGATAAAATAACAGAAGAAGTATCAACGTTTGATTTTCAATCTTTTATATCTTCAAATTTTGATAGTAACAAAGGAGTTAGTAACTCAAGTACAATAGCTAAAACGCAAACCCCAGTTCCCAATGCTATACCAGAATCTGGAATTTCTTATGGTCCAGTTGATTCTATTTTTTCCACGGGATGCCCCACGGATTGCAGTTATTTTGATCTGCGAGGTAAAAAATGGTTTCCATTGCAAGAATATGACATAAACTATAATCACGAAAGTTTATACAATAGAGGTTTTTACCCGTTAAGGCCCCAAGACGAAATAGATTACGAAACTGATTCAGCTGGAAATATTATTGAGCATGAACCTAAATATACTTATGCTAATTTCAACACATGGCAGACAGATACTCCTTTTTTATATGGCAGAGACTGGGACGCTCCTCAGTTCTTAGATAAAGATATAATAGGCTTTCGTTATAAATATTCTCCAAGCACGACCGAGAATCAAACTTTTGGAATGGACTTTTCTAGAATAATAGAATTTGGTCTATACTTAAGAGGCAATGAATACAGCTTACTAGAAACCTTACCATTAAATAGTTTTGAAGGACTTACATCTAATCACAACGAATCTTTTAATCTTACAATAGGCTCAACCGCCTCAAGCAATAAAACAAATTTTTTCAACGGTAGCGTAGATCAGATACTACTTTTAGATAAAACTTTAACACAAGATGATATAAATTCTTTTTACTCAGAAAGAGATTCAATTGAGTACAGTGCTCAACTAGCAGATGAATTAAAAGTTATCTCGTGGTACGATTTTTCTAATACCAATATAATCGGATGGGACAGGCACAACAAAGTCACAACTCAAGAATTAGTTAGGCTTTACAATTTTAACAATACAAGAAACGACTCAAGTTCTTATTCAGTAAATCCTGAACTTTTTGGCAGCTTAAACTTTTCCACGGAAACAGTTAACTTTCCAGGGTATGCTGCGTTCTTCAATGGGTCAAGTTACTTATTTGACCCAGGTGGGAGAGAAATGGATTTTCAATCTAATTTGACAATAGAATGTTTTTTAAATTTTTCAACTATCCCAGAGGACGATCAACAAACTATACTGTCTTCCAAAAACTTTCAAGTATCAAACACGTCCTTTGAATATTATTTTAAAAATGATAAAATGTATTTTGACATCTATCAATTGGACCAAAAAATAATAACCGTAGAAAGTGAAACGCTTAACATATCGACTGATAAATATTACCATATAGCAGTATGTAGAAACAGAAATACCATTAATTTATTTTTTAATCAATCTTTATGCGGCACAGCAGAACTTCCATTTTACGTACCAATTTCTGATCCAGAAAACGGAATTTATATTTTAAATGGTTTTCACGGGTATGTTCAAGATTTAAGAATAATTCAAGACTCTGCTATATATGAGCCTAATCTATATATAGATGACTTCTATAAAAGGCTCGACAATCAATTTGTCGAAAGGCATAATTTATACACGACCTCTCACTATCCATTACAGGAATCAGTTACCATGAGTGATAGTCGGGGAATATATATACCACAAGGGCATTATCTAGAAACAGCGCACGAGCATAAAGCTTTTAATTTTCATAAAAATAGCTTCTCCATTTGCCTTTGGTTTCGATTAGAAAACTTGAACAAATCAGGCTTCATATTAGGCTCCTGGAACGACGAGGGAGGCTACAGTCATAGTTACGCACTAAGGTATGTTAAAAATTTTAGAAATCAAGTTAATACTTTGGTTTTCTTAGCCTCCGAAGATGGCACCAACTTTAGGTCTGTTAAAACCGCCAAATTAGAAAACAATATAATCTCTCCAGAAAGCTGGTACTTTGTTTCTATAACATATAATGGAAACGACAAATCTCTAAACATGTATTTGTATAGCGATTCAGAGTTTATAGACTCAACAAGCATGAAAGTTAATTCATTCTTCACGATTCCAAGAAGAGATGATTTTCAAATAAATGGAGTCAAACATACAGAATCTAGTAATACTTTTCTTGATCTATCATTAAGTCAATTATTTTTCTCTTATAGGACTTTCTCCTTTATAGATGTTCAGAAATTCTGGAATTCGGGAGTAGGTATAACATACGATGAAAATGATATAAACTTTAATAGAGATTTAATTGCTTGGTTTGATTTTAGCGAAGGCTCTATAAACGATATTAACGGCAACAAACATCTCTCTTCATCGACGACCTTCTCTATCGTCGAAGGTAGAAAAAAATTAGAATTAATAGATGATGGATCTGAAATATTCTTAGGTAAAATGCCTGGAGGAAGTAACTTACTTTTCAATATGTCTGGTAATAGAGCTATATACAAAACCTCAGGAATAAATAGCTTACCAAGCATTGAATTCAATAAAGATAACCTATCTTTTTTAGACTCCAACTTTGAATTAGATTTCACTAGTAGCTTTACTTTGTATTTTTGCTTTCAAAGCTTAGGAAACAACAATGACTTTGCTCCTATCGTCGATTTTTCAAATTCTGAGTCTGAAGGATTATCGATACTATGGAAAGATACTCCAGACCAAAATTACCTTGGTGAGTTAAAACTCCTAATTAACGGAGAAGAATTAATTCTCAAAGAAGGCAACTTTATAAGAAACACTAACGTGGTTTCTCTTGAATGGAATGTTCATAAAGAAAAATTATTCTTAACAATAAACAACTCAAGGTTATCATCTGCTCCAAGAGCTTTAACTAAAACAGGTCTACAAACCAATTTTGCTAAGACTCCACTGTCTTTAGGTAAATTCTATTACGACTTCAACAATGAACTAATAACATTTAATGGATTATTATCTGAGTTGATTTTAAATAAAAATTATTCAGATCCTAAAATTTTGGAATATTTTTCATGCAAGTATAACGCAATACATCCTGGGTATCCAGTAGATTATATATATGATGATGATAATCCTTCAATGCTTTTTGATCTTTCAGAATTAAAGCAAACTATAGGCGAAGGCTCTACATCTCTCGGCAGACTTAAATGTGATTTGCAAAATCCAATTTTTTCAATCGTAGACAGCGAAGATTTCACTATAAATGAAGACGGCTACATTGCATTAACATCTCCAGCGGACAGAGAAATAGATTCATATACATTTACAATACTGGTTGAAGATAAAGACTCAGATCTAAGCGAAACAATTAGCTTCATAAGTTATGTCCAAATAGACAATATTATCGCAATCATTAATGACTCTAATCTCGTTAAATATGTTTCTTCAGAAAATAAATCAGCAGGGAAAAACTTAGGTCGAGTATCAACAACCGAACCTGTAGATTGGTCAATTTTTTCAAGCTCAAGCGCCAGCGTTTCTATCGACTCTTTAGGTAATATTGAATTAGCAGAAGACATCCCAGATGGAGAGACTACCTTTAGTTTTACGATTTCAGCAACAGACTACCAGGATAACATAACATCAACAACGCATACGGTTGAAATAGTTGATCTAGAAGGACACACAGAGATAGAATTCATCCCAACATATAATAACTACCTTGATATTGAGACTATCCTTCTGCCAAACTCTGCATGGATAGAATTTGAGTCAGAGGGAGAATCAGATATTTTTGAGATTAAAACAAGTTCGCTTTTCAACTCAAATGGGTTACAAGTACTCCAACAGTATAGTACTATAGATAAAAGTGAGGAAACGCACTCTCTTTCAGATTTTTTCTATGATGAAACTCTAACTTATAAAACCGCACTAAACCCAACAACCTCGCTAAATCCAGAACATTCTTATATAGACAGCGAGACGCTAAATAATAAATCGACAGAAACAAACCCCACCAGTTACGATCAATATTATTCAGGGGTTATTGATCTTTTTAATGAAAGCGACACAACTCCGTCAGCTGCTGATTTTACAAAACCAACAGAACTCACTACTCATTTACTCAACAATAAATTTACTGCGGATCAGGCCCCAATCTCCACCTATTTTGATTCATCAATAATTGAAAACCCTGAACTCTCTGCCTGTAAAAAGGTTGTGGACAATTTAAAATATATTGCAGACGGAAACCCATACTCAGTAGACCCTCCAGATTTTGATATTGGACGTAATGCCCATTATAAAATCAGGATCAATACATCCTACAATCAACGTAATAAACCGTGCAAGATTAGGCTTAAAACGGTTGGGCTCACAATAATATCTTCATACTCAGCGACGGCTCCTGACATCAAAGTAAAAGCCGACGAAAAATCCTTCTTACAGCATTTATCATTTGGCGGTCCAGGCTTACAAACTAATATAAATAAATTAACATTAGACTGCGAAACAGATCAATTAATCAGCTTGCGATACTTTTTACGTGCAGCAGGTTCTTGTAATGAAATTGAAAAAATAAACTTTAATACAAAAAACGTAATTACTTTATTCGAGGCATTTAGTTACATAAACACTAATAATGAAAGCATAAATAATAGTATTAAAAATTTCTTAAATTCATTATCTTTTGAAAATTTAATTGTTGCAACAAATTGCTTCCGATCTTCTCGTTTTACAGGATCTAACGATCTGAATCTCTCGTCTTGGAACACTTGGAATTTACAAAAAATTGATTCAATGTTCGAAAACGCTGAATTCTACGAAGGCGGATTATTATTTTCTTCTCAAGACATCGACTCTATAGATATGCCTAGACATTATGGCTCCTCTAGTGAATTTGATGACGTAAATCCTGACTCATTCCTGCCGAATGATTCGTACATAACTTATTTTAGCGGGATAATGAATTCAACTTTTTATACAAAAAAAATAAGAAGCGCTCGATCTTGTTTTCAAAACATTTTAATATCATCCCAAGACCGATTTTCCACCAACTTAAATCAACAATATAGGATTGAAGAAGTAATTGATTATCCTACTAAAAATAAAAACGGCACAGATTATAGAGTAGCATTCATGAGCTCTCAACATGGTAGATTCGTTAGATATATACGAAATTCAATAAATAACGAGTATCAAGAATTAGGAAATATAGATTGCCTCCTAAATACAGAACTTAATTTAAACTGCTTTGAATTAGACCTGTGTTGCGCATCAAGAAATATGTTTTATAACACTAAGGTTGAAAAGATTAAAATCAAAAATTTAAATTTCACCAGAAAATTTGATTTAAGTTATTTTTTCTACAACTCAGAATTTTTAAGATTTATAGAACTACCTGACGCTACCCCGATTAAACCTAGTGAAAGTTTAGCTTATAGCATTACTAATATGTTTAGTAATTGTTATTTTTTAGAAAATTTAGGACTAAAAACACTAGAAGGAAAGTATGCTCAATTTGAAAACCATAAATCATTCATAGATGGGTTCTCATTTTTCAATCTTGATTATTGCGTAAATGGATCAGCTGCATTTAGTAACTGTAAATCAATTACAAACATATCAATACCTCGATTTACTAATATATTAGATTTAAGTAATTTTGCTTATGGATGTCTGGGCGTTTCGAAGATTGAAGGTTTCGCCACTCACTCAGAAAATAATCCTAAAATTGTATATTTATCCAAAAAAGCAGACGGAGAGTTTGACGGCATGACTGAATCTGAAGAAGTTGATTGGCTTATTGAAAATAATCTTCATTTGCAAACTTGCAATACTAAAAACTTACTTAGCTTAAAATACGCCTTTTATAATTGTGGTCAAATTCAAAAATTAGTTTTTACAGGTTTATCTACGAATAAAGTCAAGGACTTTTCATATACATTTGGCAATTGTGAAAAATTAAGGGAAATTAGAATAGGCTTAGAATACCACACCAACAATTATAGAAATGAAATTATAGCTACGGATCGATACAACATACAACAGTACTGGGAAAATAAAGCTGAAGTGCCCGCAGAATCTATTAACTTTGTCGGCTCTTTTGGCTCTAGTAAAGGTAATGTTAAAATAAATGGCAAAGGAGATGTCTATGCAGAGTCGATTGGAGGATCAGAAGTTAAGGTTTTTCAATACAATGAATCATTAAATCAATGGGATCAAAAAGGAGAAACAATCAGCCCTCCGTCAAATTCTTATAATAAATTTGGTCATGCTATTGAAATTGATGAAAGTGGAGATAGAATTATTATATCAGATTTTCCAGAACCTAGCTCAGCAGGCGCAGGTTATGCGCAAATATTCGAATGGAGCGGCGGTTCCTGGGGTCAGTTAGGCGACACTATAGTATCTGAAGAAAGTTTAAATGATACTTTCGGAGCAGATGTATCGATAAGTAAAGATGGTAATATAGTTGCAATATCCACAGAGGGAGATCCATTAACTCGAAACGCATCGCACCAAGTCGAATTTCAAGTGCTAACATTCACCAATCAACCAGGCGGATTTTTAACTATATATTTATCCGAGACATATTCTTCATACACAACCTTTGTTATTGAATTTTCTGCGCCCGAAACAGATCCAACAATAACGCAAAATGACACTACCTTAACTTTAAACTTCCCATATAATAACTATGGCGTCTACTACCCTTACATAATCGATATAATAAACTGGCTCAACCTTCAGCCAGGCATTAGCGCAGAAGCATCCAGCACCGTAAACTTAAATAACTCAGGATTAGAGCAAAGTGAATCAGGGCAGACAGCCTACATTTCGCCCATCACCCTTGCTAAAGGCACAAAAATCTTTTCTCTCGAAGATTCAAACTGGGTGCAGTTAGGTGAAACTATATCCGCTGGGCAATCAATAAATTTAAATCATAATGGTAGTATTATATCAATAGGAGATCCAGAATATAATACAGATACAGCTAATAATGTTGGCAGAGTTGAGGTGTTTGAATTTAATTCAGGAGCTTGGATTAAATTAGGTTCAACAATAGTAGGCCCTGACACTAGTCCTATATTAACAAAAACAGTTGCTAATATTGCTACAACTGACGGCGGAGCTTACGCAGATCCAGCGAGAGTCATTGAATTAGACTTAACAGAAGAATATTTAAATGTAGAAAATTTTTCTTTGAATTTTTATCAAAATGCAAGTGAGGCAGTCTTAAGTAACGGAGGATTAGATTTAGCAATCAATTTAGATTTTTCTGCGGCAGATGTTAATGAAGACTTTTTCTTTACAATACCTGTTCAAAGAAGAGAGAGCGGCCCACAATGGTGGGGACCAAATTATGTCTATCAGCGTGGAGGTGCCATTACAGTTTCTGGGGCTGGACTGAACGTAAACACCACTTTCACATTAACATTTACTGCAGCTGGAACCCCAGCAACCTTCGATCATGATATTGACAATAATACAGTAACCCTAACATACCCAAGGTTTTCATCTAATCAGACTTTTAGAGTCTGGACTACAGGTGGAGGTTCAACGTATTTAAGCATGGGCACAGATCCCTCTGTGATAAGTTTGGTTAATTTTATAAATAATCAGAGTGGATTTAGCGCGACAACTACAGCAGCGACATCGTTTGAAAACCGATCTCCTCCTGGAACATTGCAAGGAACATACAATTCTACTTATTCTGGAGAAGGTCAAGGCCCCTATGTTGAACAATTTGTAAATTGGATCAATAATTCAGTTGAAAATATCTCTGCCAGAATTACAGTTCCTTATGATAGTGAAACAAACTCAGGTATTGAACTAGATCAGTTTTTAAGACCTCAAGACAGATCTGATATTGTAAAATCTTACACAGATGCAGACGATAATAGGTTTGGGTACAATGACATAAATTTTAATGGTAACAGGGTTATTGTCGGCGCTACTCATAGCAATACAGAGGTTGGAGAAGACTCTGGCTTAGTTAAAATTTTTGATTACAACGGCACTGAATGGACTCAAGTAGGCACCACCATAAATGGGCACGAGTCATTAGCTAAAGAAGGTTTAGTTTCTATCAACAAGGTCGGAAACATAATAATTACTGGAGGAATAAATAAAAGAAACTTTAGAATTTTTAAAGAAATTAATAGTGAATGGGTCGAGCAACATTCAGAATCTCACATAATTTCTTCCACAAAAGAAGTTTCGGTAGATATGGATTACTCAGGAGACAACACAATATCAATACAGTCATCTGATGCAGTAGTTCGAACTAGAAAAGAAAGAGAAATACAAATTTACAATGTTAATGGCTTCTTTGATACTAGAGAATGTAGAGATTTTAGTTCAATGTTCCAAAGTTGCCTGATGTTAAATCATTTTGGCGGCAAGCTCGTCTACAACTCTACAGCTTCATCACCAGATGATGTTTTTGGCATAATTGAAGATAAAATATTTGATTCTCTGGCATTCAATTATAAAAGCGCAGTTCGTATGGATAGAATGTTTTTCAATGTTTTTAAAGATTTTGTATCTGATTTTGTAGACGCACTTGAATCTTTGAAAAGAAGTTTCGCAATATATGGAAGTCGAACATACTATATAGAAAATACCGAAATGTTTCCCATTGAAACAATTCAAGAAATAGAAGAGCTTATTTATATATTCTTTAACCTTAGCGACCCCTCAGATCTGCCCATTAAAAATACTGCAACATCTTTATTCTACAGCTCGCTTGGGATTGAAAGTCTAGCTTCAACAAAACGTATTTATTCAGCTATTAATGCTGGTCAAACAAATAATATAGTTGGATGGACTGTAGAAGCCGATGCCGATACGATATTAAGTGATGATGAAATTCCATCAACTATTACAGATAATAGTATTAATACTGCGCTATCAGTTTATTATGATTCGCTAGCGCCATTTTTCGCAGAAAATGACACATATTCTTTTGTTCCAGAACACAAATCTTTTTTCCTTAATTTTAATGATAGAGAAATAGATTCTGAAATTAGTTTAGGTGGCATATTTTACAACAGTCAAAATATTGAGAATGTCGTTTTTTTAAAGAATCCAAATTTTAAAAACAAAATCAACAACATTTCAAGTTCTTTTTTTGATTGTAGGAGATTAAGAGACTTCATAGATTTAAGGGGCTTCGATTTTAACACTTTACAGACTACAAATAATTTTGCGAGAAATTGCTACCATATTAAGTATATATTTTTCGATGATACATTTTTGAGTGAAGGTAATACAACATCTGATATTTCATTTATGTTTTATAACTGTTTTTTACTTCAATCTGTAAATACTGAAAACTGGATAGGCAATAATCTATACACGATGGCTCATGTTTTCGCAAATTGCCACTCTATTGAAGTGATTAATTTTTCTAAACTAAATCCAGAAAAATGTTTACTTTTCAATAATGCATTTGAAGAATGTAACTCAATTAATGAATTAAACTTAAATAATTTCTCAACTACTTCAGGAATCAGTTTTAATTATATGTTTCAAAACGTGGGTGCAGCTTATCCTGCATGGGAATTTATTTATGAAGAATACGGCCCTCCAGGTAGTGCTGGTACAGTATCAACTGAGCAGCCTGACCTTGATTACGCCGAAGGAGTTAATGCCTACTTACTTAATAATTACGTAAGAGATGAGTCTGGTAATATAATACCCCCAAGTTCTGCAATCGATTTTCAATTTTACCGAAATCAAGTTTACGGAAATTGGTATTCGCTTTACTATGGAAGTCTTAACAGTTATTATTATGAGAAGGATGGATTTCTTTACATAGTTTTAGATTTTTTAAGAGATAATTTTTACAGAGAAGCTCAGTTAACGATGCCTACGCAAGAAGAATACACTATGTATATAGATAGAAAATGGGATTACTCGGAAGGATTGGATTCCTTAGACTTAACAAGCTTTGATATCTCTAACGCTTACCAAGCAGATAGATCTCCCTACAATACTCGTAGCACAAGTCATTTGGTAAGTACCAGATACCGCGGACTTTTTGAAGATAAATACTTACCACAGCTATTAGGTAATTCAAGACACTGGAACCCAGATCTTGTGAATGCTTATTCATACGTTTCGCTATTCCTAAAACATAAAGCTCTTAATAATTATTTTTATTTTGAAAAAATCAATGATTCAGACCACCCATTTGACTACATGGACCAAATGTTTCAGGAATATGAAAAAGCTTATGAAATCGATCCAACTCCTTCGTTAGCGTATTCGCTTTCCTCCCCCCTTTATCCTTTTTATACTAATTACAACAATGGCCTTTCTGGTGGCATAACTGGCATGTTCAAAGGGTTAACTATTAATACTTTAACCATACCCGAAAATTTTAAAATAAATAATCATTCCAAAAAATTCGCTAATGTGGATCTTTCCAGTGGCACTGCATCACTTATGAAAGATATAATGGAGACAAAAAGTTCAAAATTATTTTATAGCGAAAATGAAATTTTAGATTTTGTTAATAATTCGAACTGGGATCCTACGAATTCTACAACTTCTAATAACCCCCTTTATGGCGACTTTGTTATAGCTTTATCACCATCTTGCAAAGAACTGTTTTTTAGGATTAGAGTAAATGAATTAAATATTTCCAATGAATTCTTAGAAAGCTTATCGGCAACTAGAGATATATCTGGATTATTTAGCTCAGCATGTTGTAGAAACTTTAATGAAAATTGGGCGTTAAAACCTAGTGAGTTTAATCGTTCTTCGTACGTTTCTGGAGGCGCAATAAAAACTAATCTGACCGATTTTTCAAAAATCGACACCAGCTCAGCTTTAATTTTTACTTCCGCTTTTGGGGAAGCGATGCTTGAAAACTTAGATTTATCTACATTAAATACAAATAATGCTTTTGATCTTACATACACATTTGCCCGCTGGGACTTAAGCCTAAACCCCCTAGTTCTTTCAAGCATGGATACATCTAACGTTCGTTCAATGGTTGGAACCTTCTCATACATAAAGGATCTTAGCTCGCTAACAACAGTACCTAACTCAGTAGATCTATCTTTTTTAAATTTTAAAAAAGTTGTAAACATTGGTGAAATATTTAGAATGACTCATGTTAATATTATAACGATGCCGACTTCTCGTCATTTATTTAAAACCAGTGCTGATACTAATTTATTCAATATATCTTATGCTTTTAATGGGGATCAGACCAAATATAGCCCTAATGAAGCTTTTTATTTCAATAATATTAAAGAAATGTTTGATAAAATTAATTTGTTCATACGCAACATATGCCTAGGAGATACCTCTGATCTTACAAGTCTATCTAATTTATTTGATAGAAGATTTCCACGACTATCATTTAATCACCGACCCATACATGGAAGATTAACATCTCTAAATGAAAACCAAAGTGATTATAATTCAATAGTAGACCCAAACTATACATCACGCCAAGACTTTTTAGATAATGAAAGTGAATATAATTACAGGGCGTTCGGGCCTGTCTTCTTTTTTGATGATGATTTAACAGACCTCTCAAACCAAGATTACATATTAGATGTTACTCCGCTAGATATGGGAGGGTTTAGGCAAAACAACATCCAGCAAGATTGGCGTTATATGTTCTCTGATATAGCAGTAAAAGGAATTAAAGGTATAAATGAAATCAATTTTGACGTAAGAAAATTAGAGTCTTATGGAACTTACAGATTAAGTAATATGTTCCAGTTTTACCTTTACCACTCTTTTACGAATTACAGAACTTATCCTTCAGCAGCAACAAACGGCTTCGTAGGCTCAGTAGGCTCAATAAACGAGGTTCTATTACACGCAATAGACATATCCCATTGGTGTACAGAAGGAACAAGCGAGCCATCTCGTTTTGTGTACGGAATGAGCGCAATCACTAAAGAAGTCGTACTTATTGATTACAATACATCGCCCCCCTCAGAATACGTCACATTCAGAGCGCCAGACTGGGGCTTGGCATGCAATATAAACTTAGAATATACAATATCTAATATTACACCAGGTTCAAGAGTTCAAGTATATAACCTAACTCAAACATATGAGGTTTATAATGATATAGTCAATGCAAATTCATTGGTAGATTATTTTACTCAAAACGAGATTCAAGAAGGTGATAAAATAAGGGTAAGAGTTACTTATGTAAATGGAACTTCAGCTAATCAGCCTATAGAACTAATTGAAGAAATTCAATATCCAGGCTTAAATATTTCTCTTGATACATCAAGCTCTACAATTTACAATGCAATTGCTATTGATGGTAGTAGTGTCGCAGAGTTTGAAGCTGTGAACTATTCTCAATCTAATAAGCCACCAATAATTGAAATCAATGATACAAACAATGAAACTTTTGTAAATAGATTTATAGCTTGGTATTTCAATGAAATAACAACAGAGAACGGAATAAGTTATTTATATAATGCTTTTATAATTAAATCTGTAAATCAAGTAATAATTAATCCTGATAATAATTTTTATTCCAGCTGGTATTATGGAAAGTTTATAGGCGCAACAAAATTTAACAATACAAAATTAGATACATTATATTTTAAAAATGGATCAATATATCCATCAGATGGCTCATCTCCTAAAACAGAAGATAGTAATGAAATTATTTTTGATGATTTTATTATTGATTTATCAGCGAAAGATGGGAGTTACGCAGGGCTAGACGTCGAATTTGTTTTAGTGGAAACGGGAAGCTTCGAGGCTAACGTAAGCACGGATTGTATAGATTGCTTGGGTTCGGAAACCACTCAAGAAGTTTTAATAACAGAAGAGTTTTATATAGCTAAAACGGAAGTAACTCAATCTCAATATGAACTAATAACTCGCAACAACAACTTAGGTTTAAGCACGAACCCAAGTCAGTATACTGGGCCCAATTTACCAGTTGAGCAAGTCTCATGGGATAATGTTCAAGATTTCTTCACTATACTAAATACTGAATATTTAGACATTCTACCAATAGGGTGGAGCTTTAGTCTACCCTCAGAAGCTGAGTGGGAATTTGCAGGCAGAGGAGGAGTTAACTCTGGATACTACTGGGGAGATACAATTGATTCATCGAAAGCTAATTATAATTGGGACGGTGGTCAAAACGATGGGAGTGATACTAACAAAACGGTCGATGTAAGCACTTTTGCCCCAAATCCTCTAGGACTTCTTGATATTCACGGTAATGTATCTGAATGGGTATTAGATCCATTTCAAATGCAATACCCTGGGACATCTACTAAAGATCCAAATGATTATCCTTATGGAGTAGCTATAGATCCATTCTCTTTTGCGAATTCAGACGAAAGAATAATTAAAGGAGGCGCGTGGAACGATGGAGCAGACGCATTAAAATTCGCATATAGATCGAAAGCTCTAAAAAACGCAAAGAGTCGTTCATTAGGGTTCAGAATAGCCATACGAAAATCTCCCCTTGTATTGTTTAACAGAGATACTTTTATTTTAGTAACCTTTGATACCTCAGGATCTATGTCTGGAGCTGAACCGCAAATAAGAGCAGCTCTTTCTGGTGGTTACTTTAAGCAAGGTAGCACTACAGAAAGAAGCCCAGAGTCAGTTAGGGCAGTCCTACAAGATTATTATGCCACAGGAGGAACAGAATTTGAAGGTAATACTAACCCTGCAACAAATGGAAGAGACGAATACGACGCAAAAGTACGATTTATAGAAGATCCATCAGAAAGGCATTGGGAATATATAAGAAATAGTAAAGGGACGGGTTTAGGGGTAGGAGTGGGTGACGATTTTGAAGGAGCTAAAGCTATTATATCTTTAGCCTTTCAGGATGAGTCAAGTCCTTACGGTAACAGCGCCACCAACACCCAAAGCCAACAGGATGTATCAAATTTAAAAGCAGAAATACTAGCTCTACCAAACAGTGTTTTATTCTTTGGTCATGCTTTCCACGTAACAGGGACTGCTGCATTCAAAACTTACCTGCAAGACATTCAAAACGGAAAGTCGGGACTTAGCAGTAATTTTACTTTTCAAGATGAGCCATGGAATGAAATGATTGGATTTTCATATGATTTAAATGAAAATGAATCTACTTTATTTTTTAGGAATAAAATTTTAGAAGCCATAGAGGATAAGGGTTATCAATTACCTGATTTATTTTAAATCAATTTGATATTGACTTTGATCTTTATTCAGTCTATAATCGTTATATATAAAATTATGAAAGATAAAACAGGAGAACTACTAACAAAAAATATTGCAGGGGTAAATAGAATTTTACCTCATAAACATAAATACGCATGGGATTTATTTTTAAAAAGTTGCGCTAATAATTGGATGCCTACAGAGATATCAATGCAAAACGATATTCAGCAGTGGAAAAATAACGAAATTACAGATGATGAAAAACTTCTAGTTAAGCGTTGTCTTGGCTTTTTTGCTGGGAGCGAGTCCTTAGTTGGCAATAATCTACTTCTTTCGGCATTTAAATTTGTCACTGACGCTGAATGCCGACAGTACATATTGCGCCAGGCATTCGAAGAAAGCTTGCATAATCTTACGGTAGTTTATATATGCGATAGTTTAGATCTGGATATTGAAGAAGTTTTTACTGCGTATGAAACTATTCCTAGTATAAAAGCTAAAGATGACTTTCTAATGAGTATTACTAACGATATTACCCGTCAAGATTTTAACCCACACAACAAAGAAGGTAAACAAGAAATACTAAGAAACTTCTTAACTTACTGGATCGTCTGCGAAGGAACTTTCTTTTTTAGTGGCTTTGCAATGTTACTTGCTTTAGGTAGGCAAAATAAACTGCAAGGAGTTTCTGACCAAATAAAATATACATTAAGAGATGAAAGTTCTCACATTGCATTCGGAACTTATTTAATTAATACATTAATTGAGCAGAACCCATCAATATGGACTAAAGCTATTCAAGATGAATTCGTAGAGCATATAAAGAAAGCTGTAGAGTTAGAAATAGCATATGCTCATGATGTACTTCCAACAGGAATACTAGGATTAAATGCAGAAATGTTTGTAGATTACATGCATTATATAGGCAACAGAAGATTAGAAGCTATAGGCTTAGATTATCGCTTTCCGAGCGACAAAAACCCATTTCCATGGCTAGGAGAAGTAGTAGATGTTCAAGCTATGGGCAACTTCTTTGAGAGAAGGGTTAGAGAGTACCAACAAAGTGGATCTCTAGAAGACGATTTTTAATTATTTATTACTCGACCTTTTAGCTTTTTCTAAAGCTTCTTTGGATGGGCGATCTTTATCTCCAGGTTTCGCTGGTTTATAATTTTTGCCCATCCTTTTTTTCTTGTCTCTAATATTTTCCCATAAACCTTTTTTATGTCCAGGAGCATGACCAGCTTCAGAATCTTGTTTAATTTTCTTTTGTAATTCTTCATGAGTTTTTCCTGGCATAAACATAGTTTTTCCATTCTGTTTTTGCTCGTGTATTCCATTTAGTCCTAGTTTCTTTGCGGCTTGCATAGCTTCACCAGGATTGTCAAAAATATATTTAGCTTGGGATTCGGCAGCCTTTGAATCTTCTTTCTTAGACTCTTTTTTATCTTTTGATTTGTCAGATTCTTTATCTTTTTTTTCGTCAGGTTTACCACCTTTCTTCTTCATAATAGCTTTTTGTAAAGCAGGGGGTAATTTCTTTTGCTCTTTAGAGAGTTCCGCTTCTATATCTTCTTTAAAAATTCCATCAAAATCAGCTTGGGACTCATCAAGTAAATCAAATTTTTTAATATCTAAATCAACTTCTATACGCTCTTCTTGAGTGATTCCCCAATCTCCATCATCCTCAAGATACACGCTGGATGCTTTAGCTACGTCTTGGTCAGCTTTACGATAAGAATCTTTGACTTTACCACCCCTTTTCATTTTCAAAAACATATTGACTCTAGCCATTGCCCATCCACCCCTTGTCATGCCAGGTCGATGAGAGGTAGAGAAAGCTCCAGCTCCTCTTCTATATATTTTTTTTAATTGTCCAAGAGTAACTTTTTTACTTGGATGTTTTTTATTGTGATCAGAAACTTTTTGCTTTAAACCACTTATAACTTTTTCTGAAAATGTAATCTTTGAACCTTTTTCTCCAGCACTCCCAGCTTTATTTTTGTTTGAACCTTTTTTCTTCTCTGAAGGTTTGGCTGGAGTTTGAGCGGCGCTTTTAGGACCAGACCTAGCCTCGCTTTCGTCTAAAAATTCTACCATTTCTTGCTCAGTACCATCTTCCCCCTTGGTCATTTTAGTAACACTCTTCTTACTCCACATCTTACAACTCCAATATTTAGCCTTAGTCTTAGGTCCAGGATTGTCGCAGCCATGTCTAGCTCTAAAGCTTTTTCGTCTTGCAGGATCATCTCGCTTTATAGACATATTCGGATCTCCGAAATTAACTTTTACCACATTACCTTTATCATTTTTAACATAAACTGAAAACTTCTTCGGTCCACCAGGAGTCCTGAATGGTTTATTTAACTTTTTCCCTTTATTTTTTTCAGCAGCCCAAGCTTCTTCTGAAATAACTTCTTCAGTTCCTTGTTGCGCTAATAACTGATCTTTAATTTGTTTGGTAAAATCTAATTCTTTCATAAGGGAATTTACACATTATTTATTTAATAAATAAAACTTTTTATATTTTTTGTGTGTAATATTGATTATGGAATATAGTAAACAAGGAGTACCAGGAAAACTTATTAATACTCAAGTAGCTTCAGCCAATCTTGGTGAAGTTACTGAGTTTGAGGGGCAAAGAATTCAATCTGCTTATTTTTCAACTTGTGGAGATACGATAGGCATACAAGCTCCAGAAGGTAGATCAATTGTAATAACTGACGTAATTCATGGGGCTACAGGAGGCACTACTGGAGATAGTACTGATTTAGAGCTATGCTATAAAGACTCAAAATCATCCTTAGCTTCGGCTAGAGTAGTTTTTCTAGTTATGCCAGCAAGAACAACCCATACTTTTTTTACTCCAATTTTATTACCTCAAAGTAAATTTTTAAACTTTAGAGCTGGATCTGATCTCACAATTTGCTATTACATAGTTTAGTCTTGACTTTTATATAAATATCACCTATAATCATATGGTGATTAAAAATAAAAACAAAAAAGACATTCTTGCCAACATAGTAAATATTCCTAAAACTCAAAAACGAGCATTTTGGGCGCGTGAATTTAAAATCTTAAATGACTTAATGAGGCTATTCCCTAATGAATCTTTCTGGAATTTAATCAACTTTAAAGAAAAAAAAGACTCTTTAATATTTTATAAGTCAGAACACGGAATAAAAGTACTTAAAACATTATATAATGAATATAATTATCAACCTAGAGTCACTCCCAAAATTGAGTTAGGCGAAAAATTTGGTGAAGATAAGATTATATCAAGCAATAAAAACACAATTAAAAACTTTTTATCATAATGACAGAAACACAATCAAATACATTTTTAAAATCTTTTCTTAAAAACAATAAAGAGTATCACTATAATTTTGAAGAAGAGATAGATTATAAAGTCTCAAGCGGCAGTCTTAGGATGGACTTTGAGCTTGGAGGAGGATTCGGCCCAGGGCTTCACAGGTTTGTAGGAATGAATGAAGGGGGCAAAACATCCGAATCTCTAGAAGTTATGAAAAACTTTTTAAATACGCAAGAAAAAAGTAAAGGTTTCTTCATTAAAGCAGAAGGGCGGTTAAGTCCTGAAATGAGGTTACGCTCAGGAATAAATTTTGTATTTTCTGAAGATGAATGGGTAGAAGGAACTTGTTTTGTTTTCGAAAGTAACGTTTATGAAACAGTTTTAGAGGTCATGAAGATGTTAATATTAAACAATGACGACGGAAACAAATACTGCTTTGTACTTGATTCTCTAGATGGACTAATCACTAAAGATGACTTAAATAAATCTTTTGAAGATGCTCATAAAGTTGCTGGAGGAGCGCTGCTTGGCGCAAAGTTCATGCAAAGAATGAGTATATCTTTAGCGAAAAGAGGCCACATGGCGATATTCATATCTCAAGTGAGAGCAGACATCAAGCTAGACCCATACTCAAAAGCACCAGTAAGGCAAACTAGCGCAACTGGAGGTAATGCTTTATTACACTTTGCAAATTTTATATTAGAATTTCAGCCTAGGTTTAAAAAAGATATCATATTAGAAGATCAAGCTAAACCAGTTTGTCCAGATAAAAATCCTATGCTCGGGCATCTAGTAAGTATCGCAGTTAAAAAATCTCCCAACGAAAAAACAAACTATACATTAAACTACCCAATTAAATATGGAAGACAGGGAGGTAATTCAGTGTGGGTTGAGAGAGAGATTATAGATATGCTTTATTTATGGGGTTATATAAATAAAAAAGGAGCATGGATTAGTGTTGAAGAAGAGTTTATTAATATATTAAAAGATAATAAATTTGAATTTCCCGAAAAAATACAAGGCGACTCTAAATTAAATAATCATTTAGAAGAAAATGCGGACTTAGTTAAATTTTTAATTAATCATTTTAAAGAAATTATATCCAAGTGAAGTTTAAAACTACCTCTGGAGTGATCAAGCGAGCAAAAACTCCTAAAAAATATTTTATTAATTGGAGTGCAGAAAGCAAAAGTAAATTCCAAAAAAGCGTAAAAGATTTTCTTTTTGATTTTTGGCGCTATGACGTAGTGCTTGAGGAATTTCCTATTCCTGGAAGTAGACTTTCAATAGATTTTTTTAATGTAAATAAAAAAATTGCAGTAGAAGTTCAAGGAGATCAGCACATTAAGTATGTGCCTTATTTTCACCAAACAAAAGGCAACTATCTCCATCAATTAAGAAAAGACAAAGATAAAGAAAATTTTTGCAAAATAAATAATATTACTCTAGTAGAAATATTCACAGACGATGTTGTATCTAAAGATTTATTTAAAAAGTATAATATAGATTTATAGTGTAAAGCTTTTTATGAGAGATTTCGATCCAAACAATTTAGGGCGCTTTGAAATGCCCGAAGAAATATTTGAAAAAATATATGAACTTTCTGGAGGTGTAGAAGAATCCTCCAAAGGATTCTTGTTAGCTTATGTAAACAGCGAAGGAGAACCAATAATACATTCTAAAGCCCCAAATCAAATAGTGCATATGGGGTTGATTAAGGCTATCGAGCAATTCCTTATTCAAATGGAATCTCAAGAAGATATGCCTCCTCCGTCAGAAGATTAATCTTGACTTTTAAGGAGTTTATTGATATCATTAAAATATGATATCGTCAAACGAACTAGAACAACATGTATTGGCTGGATTAATAAGGTATCCAGATATATTCCATGACATTGAATATTTTATAGATGAAAAAGATTTTTATGATGAAGACTCTATAGTGCATAAAACTATATTTAAAATCATAAAACAATTAGCAAACGCATCTGAACCTATAGATCCAGTTATTATAGCAGAAAGAATTAATTCTATCGGAATTAGTTTTGAAGATAATATAAATGTATCTGATTATGTCCAAGCATTATCAATGCGGAGAGTAGCAAAGAATCAAGTTATGTCTTCCTGTAAAGAGCTTAAGAAGCTGACAGTAAAAAGAGAGATTTGTAATTCTGCTAAAGAAGTAATTTCTTCAGTTAAAAGAATGCCAGCTGAATCTTCTTATTCAGAAATTGTGGGAGAAGCTGATGCGGTATTCAATAAAACTATCAACGTTTTTGACTCGGGGCAAGACGCCCCTATGAACATCTATGAAAATATGGAGTCCATGATTGAAGAGTTAGGGAATAACCCCGTAACTGATTTTGGAATGAAAGGCCCGCATAAGAAATTACATGATCTATATGGATCGCTTCTTAGACCAGGCAACATTACAGTCATAACAGCTAGGTCTGGAGTGGGTAAGACTCAATTTTGTATGGATTTTTGCACGAAAGTTTCAGCAGAACATAATGTTCCTATATTACACTTTGATAACGGCGAGATGAGTTTCGAAGAGCTCACAATGAGGCAGTGTGCAGCACTCAGCGGAGTACCCTTACATCTTTGTGAAACAGGCAAGTGGAGGACTGCGGGAGAAGAAGTATGTAATAAAATTAGATCAGTGTTCCCTAAAGTTAAAGGTCTACAGTTTTACTATCAAAACGTCGGGGGTCTTTCTGTTAATGAAATGATTAGCTTAGTAAAAAGATTTTATTACGGGAAAATCGGAAGAGGTAATCCGCTAATATTAAGTTTTGATTATATTAAAACCTCTTATTCGGAAAATGGCTCCAACATGAAAGAGTGGGAGCAAATTGGTAAAATGGTAAATGACTTTAAGAAGTGCATACAAAGAGATATTGTTGTTGATGGAAAACCAGTCATACCTATGATTACTAGCGTACAAACTAATCGAATGGGGATCAGTCAAAACAGAAATTCGGACGCTGTTGTTGAAGATGAAAGCGTGGTATCATTATCAGACAGAATTACTCAGTTTTGCTCTCATATGTTTTTCTTAAGGCCAAAAACTACCGATGAGGTAGAATCAGATATGGGCTTCGGAACCCATAAACTAATAAATCTAAAATCTAGACATTTAGGTGATGACGTTTTTGGTGCCCTAGAGCCAGTTAAAATGCCAGATGGTAGATTGAAGAAAAATTATATCAATTTAAATTTTGATAATTTTGGCATAACAGAAGTAGGAGATTTAAGAGATCTAGTCGAACATCTAGAGGCTACAGGAGAGCCTAT